TATGCTCTTATTTTTGTTATTGGTATCATTGGAATCTTTGGTTACGGAGCAAAATATTATTATGACACCACTCAAGCTACTATTGGCACACTCAGAGAAAACAATGCTAAACTTGAAACTGCAGTAGACACTGCAGAACAGTCTGTTGCAACCTTACAGCAAGACATGGTCAAGTTAGGGAATCTCAATAAAGAATTAACAGGTGCATTGCAAAAGGCAGAAGCCTATGGCGATGAGCTAAGAACTAAATTAACTAAGATGGATCTTGTAGTGGAAGCATTAAAAGATTCAAAACAATTAGAAGGAAAGATGAATGGCGCGTCTGCTAACTTATGGCGTGGCCTCATGGACGATACCGGTGGTGATGGGAGCCGCCCTAATCCTCAGTGGTTGCAGTCGACTCCAACCGGAGCCGGAAATCAAAGTAGTAACCAAAGTGGAGCAGGTACAAATACCAACGGTAACTCGACCGAAGCCAGCCCAACTCAGTGACACTCGAGTCTTTGTTGTAACCAAAGACAACTTCGAGGAATTTGAAAAAGAGTTTACCGAAATCTACGGTGAGTTGGCTTTTGTAGCTTTAAGCATGAAAGACTACGAAAACCTAGCACTCAATATTGCTGAGCTGCGTAGGTTTCTCAATCAACAAAAAGAAGTAATTGTTTATTATGAAAAGGCAGTGACCAAACCAACGGAGGAATAAATGCAATTTATAATAGACATGCTTGTCACATGGTGGCAATTTACTGTGGTCGGAGTTCTTATTATCATTGGATGGATAATTAACAGGCTTGGTGTAGATCAAGACGAAGAGCTTATTGGCTTTGAATATAACGTAATGCCGCAGCTTAGACCAATTCCTATTCCAACAGCTGGTAAAGGTTTCTGGGGCGCAATATGGATGTGGTTAACAGGAACACGCCATTGGGAAGTGGCTGATGATTGGGCATTTAGAATTGGTGGTGAAGGATTTATCATACCTCAAGGCTTTCAGTTCGATGGTGCATCCATTCCAAAGTTCTTACATACATGGTTATCACCAACAGGTGTACTATTGATGGGTGGTCTTGTGCACGACTACGCGTACAAATACGAAACGCTGTTACGGTCTGGCCAAAAAGAAACATTAGGTGTGATTGATCAAAAAAGAGCCGATGAAATATTTAGAGACATTAACATCGAGCAAAATGGTTTTCACTTCCTTAATAATCTAGCTTATTGGGCACTGCGTATTGGTGGCTGGGCGGCATGGAATGGCCATCGTAAACGTAACTGTAAAATCGAAGGACTCAACGAAGACTAGGAGAGAGACATGTACGAATACAGGTGCGAAGTAGTTCATATCGTTGATGGCGATACTATTGACGTTGACATCGATCTAGGGTTTGGTGTGTGGATGCGCAAAGAGAGAATACGTTTATATGGTATAGATACTCCTGAAAGCAGAACACGAGATCTTGAGGAAAAGAAGTATGGCCTTGCCGCTAAAGACTTTTTAGTCGAATGGTTATCGAAAGGGGATATTATTCTTAAGACTGATAAAGATGCCGAAGGAAAGTTTGGAAGAATCTTAGGAACTATGTGGCATGGCGATGTTAACATCAATCAGCTAATGATTGACAACCATCATGCAGTAGGATACCACGGCCAATCTAAATCTGAAATTGTATCAGAGCACTTACATAACCGGACAATGGTAAAATTGAAAGAATAAATGCAAACTTATAGTATGTTCCCTAGTCAAATTTATAAGACTAGGATTGATCCAAAGTCTTATGATAAAGAAGAAATCATAAGAACTGCTATGGAAAATTATGAAAAAGATCCGTCCAAGAATAACTGGGATGACGAATCTGACCTGCATCATTGTTATGGTACAATGTACGATGCTCCACCTGCTCTTAAGAGTTTAAGTAGTTCGTATGGTAAAGCTATTGATGAGTGCATGAATTCTATATCAAAGAATCATAATAAATTTGAATATCGTTGGAAAATGGTAAACTTTGCGGTCAACACAAAGTACATGGCTCCACATGATCATTTTTACAGGATAGGTGAGTGGCAATCGACTTATAGTTGCTGTCACTATATCAGCTACCACTGGAAATACCATAGCCCCACGAGGTTTTTGAATCCATTGGTGGTTGCGCAATACCATCATAGCGTAGTTGACATATCTAATTTACTAGATAAGAATGCTATAGATAATTCTACATACTTTTTAGATGGAACTGCACCAGTAGAAGAAGACGACATGATTATATTTCCATCTTACTTGAAGCATGTCGTAAAAAATGGAATGAAAAGAGAATCAGATAAGCCTAGAATACTAGGAGTAGCAAATATAGATTGGAAAGTGAAATGAGATTACAGTTGTTAGAAGCAGCAAGAAAACAAGCAGAAGGCGTAGTCGCCGTCCATAAAACAAACGTTGAAGTATACCTTGCAAATCCAGCAGGTATTGGCGAGCATAGCGACGTGACTGAAGCAATCATTGAAGAGCTAGATAAGTTGGCGGCCGCTGACGATAGACTTGAAATGATTTCAAAATATTTTGAGTGAGAAAACACTTTTTCACCCATTTTGCTGTTTACAAAGTCAGCGAAATGATATATAATAGTTCTATAATAAAATCAAATCCAAAGGAGAGTTAGATGGCAACAGCACATGTTGACACCCGGCAGTTTTTGTCCGAGACCAAATTTTACGAAGGCTACTCTCGATATATCGATGATGAAAAGCGATACGAGACGTGGGACGAAGCTGTAGATCGTGTAATCGACATGCACGCTGCAAACTATAAAGAAAAAGGTAATGAGTTAGCTCCTTTCCTTGATGAAGCCAAACTAGCTTATAAAGAACAACGAGTACTTGCCGCTCAGCGGTCATTACAATTTGGTGGTGATCAGTTACTCAAGCACCAGATGCGGATGTATAATTGCACGTCATCATATGCAGACCGGCCTGAGTTCTTTGGCGAAGTCTTTTATATCCTCCTTTGTGGTGCCGGTGCTGGTTTCTCAGTACAGACACATCACATCGCACGATTACCACAAGTACAAGCCCGCACAAAACAAGCCAAAGGATTTGTTGTTGAGGACTCTATTGAAGGATGGGCTTCGGCACTAGACGTGTTGATGGCATCTTATTTTGTTGGTGGTGGTAAGTACCCTGAGTTTGAGGGTCGTAGAGTATTCTTTGATCTCACACAGATTCGTCCAAAGGGTGCTAAGATCTCTGGTGGATTTAAAGCACCGGGTCCTGAAGGCTTACGTAAGTCTCTTGACAAGATTGAGCACTTACTTCAAACCAAAGTAATTGATTCCAAAGAACCACTTGATCTTTCGCCTATCAATGTTTATGATATTACCATGCATGCAGCTGATGCTGTATTATCTGGTGGTGTACGTCGTTCAGCTACTATTTGTCTGTTCTCACCAACAGACGAAGAAATGATGACAGCTAAAACTGGTAACTGGTTCGTTGATAATCCACAACGTGGCCGCTCAAATAACTCAGCAGTTATTGTACGTGATGAAGCAAAGAAAGAAGAATTTGCTAAATTGATGGAGTCTGTTAAGTCATTCGGCGAACCCGGTTTTGTGTTTGTAGAGTCTACCGAGCATACCACGAATCCATGTGTTGAGATTGGTATGTATCCACAGATTGATGGCAAGTCTGGTTGGCAAGGTTGTAACCTTACCGAAATCAATGGTGGTATGTGTAAGACAGAAGAAGACTTCTATAAAGCATGTCGTGCTGGTGCTATCCTTGGCACAGTACAAGCAGGCTATACAGACTTTAAATTCTTAGGTCCAACTTCAAAGAAGATCTTTGATCGTGAAGCGCTACTTGGTGTGTCCATTACTGGGTGGATGAACCAGCCTGACATTCTTTTCAATCCTAAGATTCTAGAAAAAGGAGCTAAAATTGTCAAAGAAGTTAACAAAGAAGTTGCGGCCATTATTGGGATTAACCCTGCCGCTCGTACTACTTGTGTCAAGCCTTCGGGTAATGCTTCGGTCTTGCTCCAAACAGCGTCAGGAATCCACGCCGAACACTCGCCAACGTATATCCGAAATGTTCAAATGAATAAAGAATCTGAGATTACTCAGGCAATTATCAAGTCAAATCCGTACATGGTTGAAGAATCAGTATGGTCTGCATCAGGTACTGACGTGGTTGTATCGTTTCCGATCATTCCACATAAAGGTTCTATGATGAAAGATGAGCTACTTGGTGTTACTCATTTGGATAAAGTAAAGCTGGCTCAAAAGCACTGGGTTGTTGCTGGTACCAATGAAGAACTTTGTGCAGATAAAGGTATCCGCCATAACGTATCAAATACTATTCTGGTTGATAACTGGGCTGAAGTTGAGCAATACGTATTTAAGAACCGGCATTCATTCTCTGGCATTTCATTTTTGTCGTTGAGTGGCGATAAAGATTACAATCAAGCGCCAAACACCGCAGTGATTAACGCCAAGCAAATGGTAAAGGAATATGACGAGGCTGCAATCTTTGCATCAGGTCTTGTTGTTGACGCCTTAAAAGCATATCCAAACTTATGGGATGCTTGTTCTACCGCTCAAGGCTTTGGTATGGATATTTCTCTAGAATGTGCTGAGAATGCAGCACGTGCTGATTGGAATAGACGGTTCGAGAATTTTGCAAATAACTATTTAAAAAGAGATGTCAAGCGTGCAGAACACTGTTTGAAGGATGCTTATTTACTACACAAGTGGAATAAGATCCAAGCTAACCTGAAACCTATTGAGTGGAATACAGGCTTGACTGAAAAGAAGTATACCGACGTGGACACCATTGCAGCTGCAAGTTGTGCCGGCGGTGCATGTGAAATTGACTTCTAGCGTTGAGTCGCCATGCATTAATGTTTGTACTCTATCCGATAACGTCTGTTTAGGATGTTATCGGACTGGTGACGAAATCGTAGAGTGGCTACATGCCACTGACGATCGTAAACTAGAAATCCTAGAAAGGATCGCCAATGAATGAGTATTTACTAGAATGTTACGAATGTGAAGATGAAATGATTGTTGAGTGTAACGTTGATATCCCAGCATATTGTCCGCTTTGTGGAGGAGATGATATCAAAGTAGCACGTGGAGAGATTGCACTGGAGTGGGACGAAGATGACTAATATATATCTACATGTGGATATACAATGATGAAGAATATGTCGATACTCCCGAGGAATACCAGGGATTTGTCTATGTCATCACAGAACTGGATACAGGTAAGAAATATATCGGTAAAAAGAACTTCTGGAGGCCTAAGACATTACCAAAGAATTCTAAAAGAAATAGACGCGTTAGAACGAGGGTACCCTCTGATTGGCACATCTATTTTGGATCCAATAAACAGGTCCAAGAGTTAGTAGAATCAAAGGGTGAGGACAACTATAAAAGAGAAATCTTAAGGTTGTGTAAGACTAAAGGTGAAATGTCATACTACGAAGCCAAGCTTCAGTTTGATAATGATGTTTTGTTATCAGATATATATTATAATGAATTTATAGGATGTAAGATACATTCGAAGCATATAAAAGGATAAATAGTATTATGCTAAACGTACATGAAGTAATTGATCAAGTAAGGAAAGCTCGG